AATTGTTGCTCAAGCCAATCAAGATGCTCATAAACACCGCGCGGCTCAAATTGTGTGTCAGCAAAAATCGCGGCGTCTGGCATCGGCGTGAGTTCGCCGCTCGCTGCCATCAACGCCATCACTGAAGATTGAACACCGGCACCTAAACTTATTATTTCCAGCGGCTTGTCGCTGTCGTTATGCTCGCTCATAGCTCGCGCCTCACAGTGTGGTTCATTGTTAGTGCGGGCGACGGGGGGAAGGAGATGGCCGTCTCCTCCCCCCACCCGCAGGTTGGGCGGCGCGTAAAACCCGCCCTACGGATTAGAACTCGTCGTCTGTCGGAACGTCTTCCCCAGCACTAACAGGGGCGGGCGCCTCTTCCTCACGCATTGCCCCCATCTCCGCTGGCCGGTCGACCATTTTCACAATCTTCCAGGCTGGACCATAATAATCACCGACCTTCTCTGGATCGCCGTCGACCGAAACGACCGGCAGCTTCCCGGCGTCGGCCTTGCTCTCATATTGCGAATACAAATCGTTGAAGGCACCGATAACGGTGCGGGCGCTATGCATGAATTCCAACGTGCCGCCGAAGGCGTCTTTGCTATACGCCAGAACTTTGAAAGCCCTCTTCCATTTATTTTCATCGTCCGAATTTTCGGCTGGCTTCGGCGCTGCTTTTTCCAGCGACGGGTCAGCGATGAAATCGACATAAGTGCCGTTATATTTTGACCAGCCGGTTTGCAAATTTTCCATGTCGAACACGGCTTTGAAGCCGGTCGGAAAGCGCTTCTCGCCGTCTTGGCCTTTCTGAAACCAGACGCCGCCTTGGGCGTTGAACCGGAGCTTGTCGTAAAACTGACCACCGCCGGAGCCGTCAGAAGGTGAATCGAGATTAAGACGCATGATTGTGTCCCTTTTCTAGGTCTGTGATCTCGTCAAACTTGACGATAATTGTTTGATTGGATTGATGGTCTGCGACCTCAACTAATCGAGCGGCACGGTCGCGCGCAGTAATCAAGCCACGCCCGACGTAGTTGCCGATCCCTCGCAGCGGCGTGTCCGTCAGTCCGGGTATCCGGCCAAACGTGTCGAGCATCTGTTGAGATTCGTATTGGCAAATGTGATCTTTACCGAGATCGATTTCATCGATTTTAAAATTTGATTTCATGGTCCTGCCCGTTGCTTTTTTGAGGCTGAAACAAATCGGGATCGCGCAACGTCAGCGCTTCCAGCACCGCCGCCATCTGCGTTTGCAGTTCCGCGACTTGCGCTTCGAGCGCGACGATGCGGGTTGCTGGTTTGGGTTCCGGCGTGTGCCGGTAAAGAACGCCGAACGTCCTTGTGCGCGTGTTCTTCACGATGTTGGTTTGCACACCGCATTCTTGTGCTACGCGCACGTCACTCCAACCGGGCTTGTAGTCATACAATTCACCGTTTTCTTCCAGAACGGTTTCCAACAACTTTTGTAGTCGGAAGCGCTCCTTTTGCGTCAGTACATTTTTACTCATGATTTTCTCTTGCTTGATGAGGCACGTTTTATAGAGCGCGGTGCCGGTTGGCGCTGCTACGGCTCCCGCTTAAAGAACCAGTAGTTTTCTTTGAGTTCGGCCAGACGATCCGAAACGGTCTGGTGCGCTTCTCGGCACTCGACAACCCGCCGACCGAAATCGACAATCATGAGCGAGGCCGCGATGGTGAGGACGAGGCCAGAGACGATCACAACTTTCATCTCAATACCCAAAAATCTCACGCGCCTTCTCCCGCGTGGCTGGCGACGACCAATAGAAGGTGTCAAAATTTGGAATGACGACGGCGGCGGCTTCCTCTCGCGTCTCAAATTTATCCAAAAAACGCATCAGCCGATGCGCGGTTTCGCACACCTCTAACCAATCCTGATCGCTATTTTCCAACGGGTAGCGCGCGGCTTTGCGCGGCGTCACATACAGAAAGTCGACGCCCCTGTTTCCGCTGGCGCGTTGATAGATGCTCCCTTGCCGCCGATGCGCTGCGCTGATGGCACTCGGCAACCGCGTCGTCGTTTTCAGATCGACAACAGCTTCGGCAAAATCAAAATCGGTATATCCCATGCAAGGAATTGGAATGCCGGGAATCTCGACTTCGACGCGGCGTTGGTAGCCCACCAACTCCGGAAGGTCGCCGTCAAACAGATTGATATATTGTTCGACCATAGGCCCGATGTTCGCGCGCTCGCGGTCTCGGGCTTCGCCATTGACCCCTAGCGCCGTGTTTTTGTTGAAAATGCTGACAGCATGTTCAACCGGATCATCAAACTCGCCTGCCGAGTGCGCGAAATAACAGCCGTCTTCGACTGCTTTGCCTCTCTCCATCGCTGCGTTGCCGGGGTCGTAGACTTTGAATAAATACCGCAGCACCCAAAGCCCAAGGTCGTTGCGGGCGAGATCGAGGTTTGAATGCGAGAGGTGCTTCAGTCCGAAGCGCTTGCAAATTTCCTCGATGGCGCTGACCGGCAACGGCTCACTCATCGGCTTCAGCCTTGGCTTTTTCGCGCTCAACGTACTCCATGAATTTGCGATGCCGGTCTGCGTCGCGGTTGAACCATGCTGGCATTACGTCATAACGCAATTCCATCTCTTGCACCCACTGGGCATAGCTTTTTGTCATTTGATCAATCCGAGTTGGCGGAAAATTGTTTCGACTGTCGCCTCGCGCATGACATAAAGGCGCTCGTTCCGGTCCTCGCGAACGACCAGCATGTCCGCGTCGTCCTGGGCGAGGCTGTCGTAAAGAAACTTGAAACCGGATTTTTTGCGTTTGGCTTCGACCGTGAAACCGGCGAGCAGAAGATCGCCCGCGTATTCGTCGCCGAGTTGATGCTTAAATGCGCCGCTGCCGAAAACGCGGTTGCATTCGAGTCCGAGCTTTTGCCAGTGGAGAATTGTTTCGCGTTCGAGTTCATACCCGCGCGCCTTGTTTCTGTTCGACATGCTGCCTCGCAAGGACGGCCATGAAGTCACGCGCCGTCACTTGGCGGTCGGTGATCTGTTCGATGGCAATGGTGTTTTCGACGGACGGTCTGCGCTTGCCAATTGACCAGTAATAAACCGCGTTGCGGCTGACGCCGATGAGCTTGGCGAACTGCCCGCAGTTAAGTCCGTTAATTTTCAAATACTGATCTAGCCGCACTGCTATTTCCAAAGACGGCGGGGCATCGCAGCCCCGCCAAGTTTCAGGAAGAACATCACAAAGATGTGATAAATATATAACAATTTGTTACTTTGTTTGGTACGTCAAACTGTGTACAATCTGCGTCACTGGGAGTACACAAAGTGTCAAAAAATCGTATACGCGAGCTTCGACAACAAAATGATATGAGCGCTGAACAGCTGGCCCGTGCGCTTAAAGTGCCTGGGCAACGCCTGCGGCGTTGGGACCGTGGCGAGGTAAATCCGCCATCTGAAGTGTGTCGCCAAATCGCCGAACGAATTGGCGTGACGCTTGATTACGTGCTGGGCGTGGCAGACGACGAACAGCGCCCACGCAGCGGCGACAAAATCCCGCTGTACGGTAAAGCAGCGGCAGGAGAGGGGATCGTCGCAGTGTCAGAAGGCGCTGTGGACTATGTTGACCGCCCGTCCTACCTAAAAAACGTTGAGGGTTGCTACGCTTTGTTGGTAACCGGCGACAGCATGGAGCCGCGAATGTTTGCAGGCGAAATGCTGATCGTGCATCCGTATCGTCCGGTTCGCACTGGTGATTATGTAGTCTGCCAGTATCGAAGAGATGGTGCCATTGAGGCAGTTGCAAAACGCTACACCGGGCAAGATGCCGACGCAGTGCATCTGCACCAGCATAATCCAGACAATCAAATTATCGTCAGCAAAGGCGATATTGTCGCGCTGCATTACATCAAGGCGATACGCTCGATATAATTTTTAATTGACAGGCAATATAACTCTGTTGCATTTGTGATGAATACTATCACAAAACAAAGGACAGAGTGCGATGATACCTGTTGCAACGTTGCTAACGCCCAGAGAGGCGGCAAGGGAAATCTGGGGCAGCGACGATCCCAGCACAACGCGCCGAGTTTATCGGTGGCTCAAAAAAGGAAATTTTGATGCGGTCGCGGAAGCGGCTGGCACTCCAATAATCCGCGATGGAAATCGTTTCCACATTCCGATGGCTGTTATTAAGACCATGCGAGGTGAAAAATGATTTGCCCGGAGTGCGACGGCAATGGATTCTTGCGAGGCGACGACGGGCAGGTTGACTGCCCCATGTGCGGCGGGCCAGGTGAAATAAAGATCCGCAAATCCATCATCCATGAAGCGGGTAATCTTATCACCGGAGATCGCGCGGAAACGCACGGGCCGGTTGACGAAAATTTTGAAAATATTGGTGCGTTGTGGGCGGGCTATCTCGGCACGTCAGTGTCTCCGCTTGACGTGGGAAACATGCTCACGTTGCTGAAGATTGCGCGCACCAAAACAAACCCGAAGCACCGCGACAATTACGTCGATGGTGCGGGGTATCTGGCCCTCAACGGCGAGGTGAATTTAGATAAAAAAGAGGTA